AAAAAGTTGTTTACTTCATTAACATAAAGTTGTTAGCACCTTGAGTAACTAAACATCTTTCTGATAAGAAGTGCATTTGCATTGCATCTAAATCAGATGTAACAGCTCCAACAGAACCAGTAGTCCAAGTTTTCATTTTTCTACTTTCTGTTTGAGAAGCTCTATATCTAACGTGTAAGAAAGGACGTTTAAGGTTTTTACCTAACGCTTGGTCATAAACCGTAGATACACCAGCTGGTACAATTATTCCACGAACAGCATCAGATGTTGCCGCAGTGTTAATACCACCTCTAGTAGCTTTGTCGTTTAAGTATTTCCAGTCAGACTTGTAAAAATCATAAGATCCACGTCTGAAACCAGAGAAACCTAGGTTAAGTGCCATATCTTCAGAGTTATCAAATACTCCGTAAGAAGTACCACCAGCTCCATAAGAATTCATAGAAGCTAACATGTCATCCATTGCTAAACTAGTAGCTCTGTTTACAAACATCATGTTTTCTTCAATAGCACCTTGGTTATCAAATTCAGCTAAGATAGCATCGAATTCAGCTAAATCAGTAGCTGGATTAACACCAGTAACACCTGAAGTTAAATTACCTCTGTTTTCTACAGCGTAGAATAGACCTTCAGAACCACCTGGATTACGACCACCTGAGTGATAAGCAGCATCATCAGTAGCGCCAGCATCTAAGATATGAGATTCAGCGTTTACTTTTTCAGCTTCAATACACATCATTTCTACATAATCGTTGAAACGTGCGCGAGTATCACCAGCAGCTTTCAAGTACCATAAGTAACCTGATTGACCTTCTTCACCAGTAACTTCAACCCAACCAACTTGTGAAGCATCAGATCCAGAGATCTCGTAGTAATCCTTCATGATTAGTGGCTTGTTAGTTAAAGACGTGTGAGTTGGCTTGATAGCTTTAGCTGAACTGTTAGCTGGAGTCATACCACCTAAACCAGTTGAACCTTTTTCAAAATCAGAACCAATAACCACAACTTGCGTATTTGCTAAAGTTGCACTTGATCCATGGAAAGGAGCATCAGCCCAAGTTTCTTCACCGTAAGGTATAATAGTAACAGCCGTACCGTTAACTAAAACTACTTGACCAGTACCTGACCAACCAGCGTTAGACACTAAACATACGTCATATAATCTACAACCATGATTAGCAATAGTAAATCCATCACCAGATATATTTCCGTCACCATCACTAACTACAGTAAAAATGTTAGTATTAGTAACTAATGATCCGATTAAAGATATATGTAATCTAGACTGCTCAGACCAAACCACTTGGTCAGAAGCCATAGCCTCTTCAGCACCTACTTGTGAAAGAAATCCTGAGATTGTTCTGTTTCCAAAAACCTCAGCTTCTTTTTCCATAAGCTCTGGTAAATATTGTTGGGACCAATCATTTGTCCCACTTGTAAAATCGATATAATTTGAAACTAACGTTTGCTTTTGAGAAGCTGCAACGCTATTCAAATTAGTTCCTGCAGTAATTGCCATAATTTTTTAATTTTAAATTGTTATTTTCTTTTATTAATTTTAAACTTAAAATCAGAAGAGTCATCGCCTAATACTTTAAACTTTAAACCACCTCCTTTTATTTCTCCGTGAGATTGTCTTGGGTCCATATTGACATTTTTAGCTTTTGCAACACTATTTTTCATAGCATCGGCTTTACCTTGCTCGTAAAAATGTTTTGCAATTGCATCTGGATTATTAGCAGTAAATAAAGATTTGTGATAACCTTTAGCATCTGACATTTGATTGTTTTCATCAAGAAACTTTCCTATGAATTTACTAATATCATCTTGATTGCTTTTTACTTTATCTATATCTTTAACGTTAAATCTATATTTTTTATCTCCAACATCATAATCAAAACCTTTAAATTTATCATTAAAAACTTGATTTGTTTTCTTTAAAAAATTAGATTTAGTTGCTTCTAAATTTTTTTGTTGCTCTTCAGATTCTTTGTTGTATCTATTAAAGAAATCCATAGCTTTTTGTTGTTCATTGGTCAACTTTGACCCAGCTTTAATTTCTTCATAGTATTTGGACTTATTCCCGTCCAGGTGGGCTTTAGCGTCGGCAACTTGCTCTTTTAACGCTAATTTTTTTCTTCGTATATCTCTATCTTCATCAACTTCTTCGTCGTAAGAAAACGAATCTTCCATAAGGAAGTTAATTTCTTCATTATTTAAATGAGGTTTTGTTTGTTTGTAATATTCTTTTAATAAAGATTGGTCATCTAGTTTACTATAATCTTGATTAAGCTTTACGTAGTCATTTAAATCTCCACCAGTTTCTTCCATAAAGTCAACTAACTTTTGAATATTTTCTGGTAATGGCTTTCCGGTTGCTTCAGCTTCAGCCACAGCTTCTTCAACTTGTTCTTCTACTTCAGCAACTTCTTCTTCAGTAATTTCTTCTAATACTGTAGTTTCTTGTGTTTCAGCTTCCGGTTGTATTTCTTCTTGTTTTTCTGTGGACTCGGCATTTTCAGACTCTGCAACCACTCCGCTGTCGTCAGCGTTATCTTTTTTAGTTTCATCTTGTTCTTCTTTTGGTGTTGGTGGTTCACTTAAATCTATTTTTAAAACGCTATCATCTCCAGCGCTATCAAATTTAGATTCATCTAATTGAGGAGTTTCCTCTACAGGTGTTTGTTCTACCTGATCTTGTGTAGTTTCTTCAACTACATTTTCATTTTTTTCTTCCATAATATAATATAATAATAATTAATAATTTTAACTAGGTTCAAACGCGCCTAAATCAAATCCCCCTCCCATAATATCATTACCTGAGGATTCAAAGTTTTTAGGTGGTTTTCCACTATTTCTTTGATCAATCATCTCACTTTGTTGAGTTGCTTGAATTTTTGTTCTTTCATCTTTTCTATCTTCTTTTTGTTTTTCTCTTTCTTTCATACCATCAACTTCAATACCTTTAAGCTGCATGTTATATTGAAACTCTAAAGCCATTAATTCTTTTTTCAAACCTGCTTCTTGAAGCATTTTTTGACTTTCAATTTGAGCTTTCATTTGTTCTAACTCCGCTTTTGTAGAGGCTAAAGCTTGATCTTTTTGCATTTCAACTTGAGCAGCGGCTTGAGCGGATTGTTGATTTGCTTGCGCTTGGGCTTGTATATTTTCCAATTGCATTTGTCTATCTCTTTCTTGTTTTTGCTTTCTACGTATTTTAAGAAGTTGGTTAGCTAGTTTAATATTTTTTATTTCTCTAAGATCAATAGCGTCTTCTAATTCAATGTTTTGTTGTTGAAGAGCCATTTGAATATTATTTTCAAGCATTTGTCTTTCTTCTTCATCTGGCATTAGTTCTAAAAATATACCAAAGTCATAGAGATGTAGTTCTGACATTTCTTTTAAAGTAGCAACATTATGTGTTCCTATAGCCTGTATAAACGCGTCTCTTGTTGGTGAATATA